ATTGTCGTTCGCTTATGCGATCCTGAAACAAGTTCCACGGAAACCCTGATCCTGATCTGTACGGCTCGGTGCTCGCCTACAGCTCAAGCCAGGATGACGTAAAGTATAATCAATTTGCTATAGCAAAAGCCGTAGACCTTTAGGTCATACGGATATGCGTATCCTGAACTTATTGGAGCCAAGATAAAGATTAAAAAATCTCGCAGATGATGCGGGATTTTTTTGGGTTTATTTATGTTTTGTCGTCCTTGTGGGATGGGGCGAGGTGGATGGATTAAAAACATAGCTTTGACAGTTAAAATTTTTATACTATAATAAAAGTGTAGTCACTAGTGCAAGCTCGGGCTACGAAGTTGGACATTTCAGCTTGAAAACTTAAAGTCAAAAGCGTACGTCGTATATTATCTTCGCTTCGCTCAGACTACGAACAAATGGCGGGTGTCGTCAAGTGGTTAAGACCTCGGCTTGTGGTGCCGATATACGTGGGTTCGAACCCCATCTCCCGCCCCATTTTTTAAAAGCGCGAATTTGAGCAAGCTCGAAAACGCGCTTTTTATTGTTATTATTAGCTTTGAGCCATCCCAAAAAAGGTTCGAGCAGAGGATTTTTATTAATTCGCGCTTTTTCTCATCACTAAGGCGTAAATACGTTCCGTAAAGGTCTTTACAGAGTTCGAGCATCATATCTAATCTTGACATAATTTCGGTGTTTGTTTTCATCAATGCAGTATATTCAAGTGTCAAATCGTCTATCTGATTTTGATATGTTTCGCGTTTATTAAAATATATTTCTTCCGTTATAACATCATCCAATTTATCTTCATAAAGCATGTTTAATCTATTTTTTAATTTAGTTAATTGACCTTCTATTTGGCTTTTTCGTTTTTCGTTCAATTGTTCACTATAATTTAAAATACCTTTTAAATCTGCTTTCGTATTTTTAAGCTCTTCATCACTAAGATGGAAGCTTTTAAATATTTCTAGTATAGTCTCTGTTATAACTTCTTCTTTAATTATCTTCTTACATTCTTTTGCACACTCTAAATCACAATGATGGCATCTATAATACTTATATTCACTACTTTTATGCTCACCCCTTTGTTTTTCGCCCACGAATAATTTTCCTGTTTGTTGACATTTTACTAAGCCTTTATATAAAAAGTCATGGGTATTAACTTTTAAATTTGTGTTTTCTCCCATTACGCTAAGCACGGTTTTATATAATTCGAAAGGGATAATGGCTTCGTGTTTGCCGGGATATAGTTTTTGTACTTTCCCCATGGTAAGAGGGTCGGTGGAAGTCCAATAGAATTTACCTATATAAAACATAATATTGTTATTTAAAATATTTTCTACAACTTTTCGGTCGCAAGGTTTATTTTTTTTTGTTGTAAATCCTCGTTTGCTCATTTCAACGGCTAGGGATTTTTGGGTATAGAGTCCTGTGGCGTATAGTTCAAAAAGTTGTTTAACAAAATGAGCTTTTTCTACATCCGGAATAATAATCTTTTTTCGATTTTTTTCGATTCGCTTATAGCCTATTGGCACTATTGCCCCCGGATAATATCCCTGTCTTGCTTTTTCCTTTAAATTTTCGATTGTACGAATTGAAGTTAAGCCCGATTCTAATTCTGCATTATTTATTTGGTTATTACGGATATAACGTCCATAGGGCGTATTCATATCGTTATTTTCAGTAGCAGAGAGCAACAAAATGCCGTATTTTTCGAAATGCGGTATTATTTTTGCAAAATAATTGCTATTATTCCTTACAACCCTATCACAACGCCAAGCGATAACCGCAGAAATTCCGTTACTTCGTTTTTTAACATCCTCAAGCATCTTTTTTAATTGTGGTCTATTCATATTTTTGGCGGTATACCCATCATCAATATAAATATTGGTTACTTGATAATTATTGCTTTGTGCAAAATTTAAACATTGGTTTTGTTGCATATCAATGCTATACCCATGCTTTGCTTGCTCGTCCGTTGAGACTCTAACGTATATTACGGCTTTTTGCATTTCTTACCTTTATTATTAATTTGATTGGCTACCTATAACTATATTCGTATTACCGAGATACCCCACGCCACCAATCAAGCGCCCTAAAAGTTTACCACTTGGCGAAAAGGTAAATCCGTTGTTTTTAGAGGTCATCAAAGTAGTGTTTATTAATTTTCCTTTTGTATTATACCTGTACCCTCTATGCGGGAATTCTGTAGTCGGTCTATCATTTTTAATAACGTAAAGTAGTTTATTATTCATTCCATAAATATAATCCCTTGTTAAATCATCATTGTACCGAACGGTAAAGCATTCGGGTACATTGTTAGCGCTATATCCGTAAATAATATCGTCAGTCGAGCCATTATTACTATAATAAAGGTTGCTTTGTTGCCCTATGTCACTAATTTGCCCATCTTGGACGTAAGCCCTTGCGGAATTTACATCATAGGTAACGCCACCTTGTAGCTCTTCGGCGTAAACAGGTGATAAAAAGAACAATAATGTAATCAATAAAATTTTTTTCATTTTAAAAATCCTTTGAGCTATTAGTTATAGCATTATCTAAATCGTGTTTCTTAAATTCGGACATTTTTTTCGATAAGATTATAAAAACAGATTGGCATTTATAAGTATCGTATGTATATGATATAAAAACGTCATTAGTATTCCATTGCCAATCATCTTGACTATAAGTATTTTTATATTTCGGGTAGCCTTCGCCGTAATTCATTTGAAAAGATTTAAAAACTTGTTGGCTATTGTCGTAACCCCCGACCGTTATAAAAACACTTTCGAGCATATCTTTATACAAAAAATAGCTTATGTGCTTTAATTCAGCGCCACCTATACTTAAATTTTCACCTTTTTTACTACAATTTGCTAAATTTTTGTCGTCTTCGTATATTGTACAATTAAATTGACTATGGTTGACATGCTCTCCCCATTGCAAAGACCTAAAGCCGATTGGCTCTGCCCAAGCTATCAAGTTAATAAATATTGGTATTGCCATAAGCAATATAACAATAGGTTTTTTCATTCAATGCCCTAATTCTAAATATTTCGATACACACTGATATTATAAACAACAGGCTTTTAAAAAACAAGTTCCCGGTGGACAATGTAAACTTATTTAATATCCTTTGAACAAAATTTCTAGGGGCAAATCCATAGCTAGAGCGAATTTCCGTACAGTCATTAACGAGATATTCTTTTCGCCTCGTTCAACCGTTCCGATGTACGTTCTATGAACGCCGACAAGTTCCGCGAGGTCTTCTTGGCTTAATCCGAGCTTTCTACGTTCTATTGAAATTCTACGCCCTATTATCTTTTTAAAATCTTTCATATAGCCATTTTAAAGGCTGTGAAAATATTTTCTACACTCTAGGAATAGAGTATATTAAGCCAAAAGTGCCATGCTTGATACGTTTTAAGCGTAAAAACACAATCAAACACAATCAAAACGCCTTTATATATATGTAGAGTCTTACAGGAGTAAAAGTATGACAAAAGAAGACATTAAATTGGTTTACAAGGCTTTAGTCTTGGTTTATCCACAGGTCGCAGACATTATAATCCAAAAAGTTATAAACCTCGTTTTTCCAAAATCTCGTTAATCCGGTTCTCGATTTTTGTATCTAAATCTTCATCTTTATTTGAGGTGGGGTCTTTTGCGATGAACATATCGCCTACGCCACAAAGAATATAATTTAGGTTGACATTGTAAAGTTTTACCAATTCATCTAAGTCAAACAAAGTAAATTCTTCATAATCATGTAACTTTATAGCTAAGCAATCAGCCACCTCGATTAATCTTTTTTTTGCATTTTCCCTATCAAAAAAAGAGAAGTTATAACGATGCTCTAATAGTGCTATTTTGTTCTCGTCTAGGTCTTTATCTGCTTTTGCCATTTCCGAAACATAAGAGCGACTGCACCCGAAAATTTTTGCAAGATAAGCATAACTCAACAGTCCTTCGTTAAGTTTTGTAAATCTATATAATTCAATTATAGCTTGATTTATGTTCATTCACTTTACTTTGTTCGGTATTTTACCGACTTGTACTTGACATTGTAGTGTAGTTGGTTTACAATGTAAATGTTAATAACTTAATAACTTAATAATTGTACGAGAGGTAGTAATGATAATTTCAATTAACGTACCCGGCGAGATGGTTGAAGAAGTCGATAATTATATACATAAAGACTTAAACAGAAGCCAAATCGCGACCGAAGCTTTTGGGCTTTGGCTTGAGAAACAAAAGGAGGCAGCATAAAATAAAATTTTATGTTTACCCCCTATTTAAATCTCATTAACAAATTAACACAACAAAATTAACAAATCAATAGCCACATGGATAGGGGCTTAATTTTAGTACCAAAAAATTTACAAAAGGAGAAACTATGAAAACATATTTAACCGATAAAGACCCACAAACAGGAATGGATTTAAAAGTACAAATAGAATGTTTCCCGGCTATTGTTACAGACGATTTTATGTACAATTGCGAATTTTGCGAGATGAAAGATTGCGTACACTATAACGAGATTATGCAAGAAGAAATACAAGATTTAGGCTTAACCGCTTAAATGTCAGATTTGCTCGATTACCACGACATAAAACACTAAATCGAGAGCGTGTATCCGCATATAGAGCCGGTTCTGCAAAGTTCAAATCCGATAAAAGCTAAGTGGCGGTGGGAATAGAACACATTACTTAATAAGGAATGACGAAATGATACAAAATTTATTTAGAAAAGTAATATGCGGTGTAGAAGTAGAAGTAAATATAGACGATACGGAATACACCCCCGAGGAAGAAAAAAGACTAAAAGCACAGTTTATCTATGCTTTGACCTCTGAACTTGTATAAAACAAAAGGAGTAAAGATATGTTGAGCAATTTAATTAAAATCAAAGATTTTATCGAAACAAAAAAACTAGAAGACGAAGCCGAAAAGAAAAGACGTTTTATTTTGGTAAAAGCGCAAGTAATTAGCTTCTTTGAAGATATGGACAATATCACAGACGAAATCAATATCCCAACTTTTCAAAGAGACGATGTCAAAGAATTTTTACAAGAAATTATCGATAACAACCAAATCGACAAAAAGTATAGGCTTATGGTCAAAAGCGGTTTGATTGCATAAAAGAAAGCCGTTTAATGTTCTTTACAGTTCTTGATGGTCGGCTTAAAAACATAGAACGTTGACAGTTGGAACAGACAACGATATTTTAGCACTTTTAAGGTAGGAAAAGGCGGGTGATGTGATGCTAATAACACGCCATAACAATTAGTATCTGACAGCCGAAAAGACGGCACTTATTAACAAAAGGAACAAAGTCAATGGATTATATCGATTACACATTAAATCAATACTACGAAGACCAAGAAAAGTACGAAGAAATCGCTCGTAAAATGGTTGAGGAAGGGCTAGACCCAAGCGACCCCGACGATTACGAAAAGTATATAAACGAATTAGCAGATGATGACGGCGACCACGATGCTTACGACAGATTGAGCGGTAATTAAATGAGACTTGAAAAAGAAATAAGAGAAATGTTAGCAAATTGTCAAGAGATAAAAGAAATTACAAAGAACTTCAAAGAAGTTACTAAAAAAGACAAAATCCAAAACAATACAATGATTAACACCTTGAGATGGGTTCTCGAAATAGACGAAAGAGAAATATAATGATTAAAGATTCAATTATAGATTATAAAAAAGATATGAAAATAACAGAGCCTTGCATCATCAGAGGGATGCCAAACGAGGTTTATCACTCAACTATTGGATTATCTACCAGTGGGCTTAAAATGTTGCTAGATTGCCCGGCAAAATACTACTATAAGTATTTAAGTGGTGAATATGAGCCAAAAGAAAAACCTTGCTTTAAAATTGGTAAAGCTTGCCACACTTATATTTTAGAAGGTGCGGAGTCTTTTGAGGCTACATATTGGCATAATCCTTATAAGAAACTCTTGAAAGAAGATATTTTAAACGTTTTAAGAGATAGATGCCGATTATTGTTTTCACCCGATTTAAAGTTTATGCCGTTAAGCGGTCGAAGCCGACTATTTAACTATAAAAGACTTATGAGATATATGTCTAAAATGTTCGATAAATACGGTAAAAATAAATCTATAAAAGATTATAATGTTTCTGATTTAACACCTATTTTATTTATTCTTGACGGAACGGATACAAGAGGAATAGAGCTTGATAGCAACGAATTAAACCAAGTAATAGGCGTAGGACGTGCAATAAATAATAATAAATTTGCGAAAAATGCTTTTAGTCAAAAAGGCGAAAGCGAATTAAGTCTATTTTGGATTGATGAAGCAACCGGCTTGTGGCTAAAATGTCGCCCGGACTTCTTACCTTATGATTGTAAGTTAGTACCCGATTATAAAACTTGCACGAGTGCTAATCCACAGACTTTTTACGGCGACTTTATTAAGTTCGGGTATCATTTTCAAGCGGCTAATTATAGAGAAGGTATTTACCAAGTGACTAAGTTCTTATTTGGTAAAGGTATCGAAGTAGAAAGCTTCTTCTTTATAGTGCAAGAAAAAGAAGCGCCTTATATTACACAGCCTTATTTGCCCGATATGAACATTGTTGACTACGGACAAAAAGGTATTAGAAAAGCAATTAATATTCATCAAGAATGTATCGAAAAAGGCTTTTGGGATAACTATTCCGACCATATTATTGAAATGTCCTTGAGTCCTAAACCGGATGATTTAATTGGAAACTTTGACGTAGAAAATGCAATCGCTTACGCCCCTCGTTGGGTCGATAGTGAATTGTTGAAATATTAGAAAGGTAAACAATGCAAAATGAAGTTATAACCTATGAACAAACAGGAACACAACCTAGTGTTTATAGCAATATAGACCAATACGGACAATTTATGAAAATGGCGGAGAGTTTAAGCAAATCCGAATTAGTACCAAGCAATTACAAAAACAAACCCGAAAATTGCTTAATTGCCATTGATATAGCTAGACAGATAGGTGCTAGAAGCCCTTTGTTTGTTATGCAAAATCTTTATATTGTTCTTGGTAAACCAAGTTGGAGCGGTCAATATACCGCCGCTATCGTGCATTCTAATTTCAAAAACGTAAAAGTAGAATGGCAAAATAGCGAAACCCAAGAAGAAAAGGGGTGTAGAGTTGTTGCAATCGATAAGAACGGCAACGAATGTATCGGCACTTGGATAACTCTTAAAATGGCAAAGCTTGAGGGTTGGATTGACAAAGACGGTTCAAAATGGAAAACAATGCCGGTTCAAATGTTGCAATATAGAGCGTTTGCGTTCTTTGCTCGTGTTTATTGCCCCGATAAATTAATGGGGTTACATGATGAATTTGAGCAAGAAGACATCAAGCCCGGCAGAACGACACAAACTAGAACTTTAGAGGAAAAGTTATCAAACGTAGTAGAAGTAGAAATCACAGAGGAGGAAAATTAATGAAAGTAGGAAGTGCATGGACGAAGAAGTCCGAAAAAACAGGAAAACAATTTATCTCAATTAGCTTAATGGACGAGGCTTTACCGCTCACCATAAGCGAAGACAAGATTTTAACCTTTTGGCATATTCCAAAAGAGGACAGAAAAAGCGAAAACTCTCCGCATTGGGATGTAGTTCTTTCAAAGAAGCAAGTAGCCACTAGCGAAGACACTCAAACACCCGAGGACGAAACGCTAAATTAAAATTTATGCTAGCCGGAATTGTCGAATGTATTACTACAAAAAAGAAGACGGAGGCTAATTATGCGGTGGTTGTTATGTTTTGGTAAAACGTAACGTAAAACTTAAAGCCATCAAAACAAGCTTTTATCGAGGGGCTAAACACTAGAGGTCATCTAGACACGCCCCTTCATTAAGGGCTTATATGGGGAATATAGGAAGTTCTTAGGGGTAGAAAAAGTATGTTGAGGTAATGAGTATGAACTTGAAGAAGTGTGAAAAATGCAGATTTGCAAATGATGAAAAATGTATCGCGTTCACTATTTGTCAAATAATCGAGACTGCAGGGGAATTAGACGATATTAGAGATGCCTTAATCGGCAAAGACAAGCCTATTGTTGAGTGGGCTTTAAAACAAGCGTAGAAGTTGAGTGAACGGAAGTAAAAGGGATAAAGATTAATGCTTGAGGGATGGGTAAAACTATATAGAACATTAACAGAGAATGACCTATGGCTTGAGAAGCCTTTTTCAAAGGGTCAAGCTTGGGTTGATTTACTATTAATCACAAATCACAAAAAGGGAATTGTTAAAGTCAAGAATGGGCTAACTTTCCCGGTAAAACGTGGCGAGTGCGGTTATTCAATTCTTGGATTAGCTGACCGTTGGGGATGGAGTCGCGGAAAGGTAGACAGGTTCTTGCTTTCGCTAAAAGACGAAAAAATGATATCAATAATAGACATCAAAACGGACACTAAAACGAGCAGTAAAATGGACACCTTAAATCGTAGTGTTATCAAGGTTATACAGTATGAAGAGTATCAAGGAACGGACACTAAAACGAGCAGTAAAACAGGCAATAAAACGAACACTAAACGAACACTAAACGGACATAAACAAGAATGTAAAGAAGGTATTAATTTATTACATAAATTAATACAAGGTGGTTTTGAAATTCAAAAAGAATTTATGCCGGTTATAGAGGATTGGCTAGAATACAAAAAAAATAGAAAAGAAACTTATAAAAGTGAAAAAGGTTTAAAAGCGTTCATTAATCGATTGATAAAAATTTCGAACAATAGTCCGACAACGGCTAACGATATTATAGAAACTTCTATGGCTAATGATTGGAAGGGTATTTTTGAGATAAAGAGTACCCCGAAAGACACAGGTAGCAAGGGAGATTTTATTCCGGTTCTAAAAATTCGTGAAGAAAAACAAGCTAGAGAACAAGAAGAATTAAAAAAAGCTTTCGGACAAATTAAAAATCGCAAGCAAGCTCTTGACTTTATATGTGCTAGATTGCTTCCGATAATCGGCAATTGTACAAGAGAGGGCGAGTTTTGGGAGCGTACATGGGTTATCGAACTAGAAGGAACTTACAAAATAACAAAAGAACAATGTTACGACAAGTTAAAAGAAAATAAGGGAGGATAAGGGGTATGTTGAGTATGGAAAAAACACCGAGAGCGGGGAGTAAGACCGCAAGAGTTCTTAATCATTTAAAAACAAAAGGGGATATAACAACTAGAGAAATGGAAATAAAGCCATTTTGGCTAAATTGCCCCTACCGGACTATTGATAATTTAAGAGACATCTACGGTATCAGCATCTTAGACGAGTACATCACTAAGACAAAGCGCGTAAAAATCGACGGTAAATTTCAAAAGGTGACAGATAGATACAAGAGATATTTTCTTGAAAAGTTAGACGGTTTATCCGCATGAGACAGCCGACAATGAATCAAGACATCGAAAAGTACAAAGATAAGATTTTTATAATTCGTGGCAAAAAATTAGTTCCGGCAATTGGAGTTAACAGCACAGAGGATTATAATCACATATTTTTAAATATGCATCATTTTGTACGCAAATCGATAAGGAAAAATAGCCCGGAGTTTTACGCAAAGGTGGAACACTTACAAAAACTTATCTTAATGCCGGCAGAAATGAATTTAGACCTAGAAGGAATGAGCGAGAAGAGCTTTTTAGATAAGTGGGGGATGGATAAGTTAGATTTAGTTTTTAGTCGCCTTAAATGGCGCGAGGGATATTACGAAGTAGAAAAGGAGAAAGAAAAATGTTTAACAACAACAAAGAAAAATTAGCAACCCTAGAGAAAAGGGTAAAAACACTCGAATTTAAGCATGAGCTTAAAGTTATTACGGACAAATTTAAAGAGGAGAACGATTTTTCTCTGCAGAAATTTACCGAAATCTTTAAAAATTATAGAATTATTGAAATTTCCGAGATTTTTAATTTTGTTCTTGAAAAGAATGATATTCCAAGTAGAGGTAGAGAAGATTACTTGGGTCTTTTTTGTTGGAAGAAAGTTATTTGTATTTGGTTCAACGGAAAACAAATAGAATTATCACTCGACATGAAGATTAGAGATTTAAAAGAACATTTATTGATTAAAACTGTAGGGTTTACCGCTTTGATGAAAAGCCATAAGGAAGAAAAAGCCATATATGACGAGGCATTCGAGAAACAAAAAGGAACGGTAATTATTCCTAAAAATAAAAAATCTAAGAAGAAGGTAAAAAAATAATGACTTGGGTAGAGGAGAACTTAAATACAATAATTCTAGGCGATTGCTTGGATATTATGAAAAACATTCCCGATAAAAGCATTGATTTGTTGCTAACAGACCCACCTTACGGAATCGATTTTGTAAAACAAAGATTTGATAAGACAAAAGCTAGAAATCTTGAAAACAAAGGGTGGGGATGGCGCGAAGTTGAATTAAAAGATTGGGATAAGGAACGCCCTTCAAAAGAATATTTCGATGAAATGCTAAGAGTATCAAAAAATCAAATAATTTGGGGCGGCAACTATTTTATCGAGTATTTATCTTCTTCTCAAGGTTGGTTCGTTTGGAACAAAGGTCAAAGAAACTTTAGCCTCGCAGATGGTGAGCTAGCATGGACTTCTTACAATAGGGCTTTAAGAATCTTTGACTATGCCCGAGCGAAGCAATTAAACGAGGAAATTAGGGAACATCCAACCCAAAAACCGGTTAAGTTAATCGAATGGTGCTTGCAAAGGGCAAAACTAAACGAGGATGCGATAGTTTTAGATTGCTTTTCCGGTAGCGGCACAACGGCAATAGCTTGCCATAATCAAAGCAAAAACTTTATTTGCATAGAGAAAGATGTAGGGTACTGGAAAACGAGCGTAGAGAGGCTAGAAATTGCCCAAGCTCAATTAAATTTATTTGTAGCAAATAGTTAGGAGGGAAACAGGAGTTATGGGCAATTTTTTTATAAATCATTACGGCGAAAAGGCTCAAATGCAACAATTAGCCAAAGAAGCAATAGAATTAGCTCACGCGATTAATGATTTCTTGGATGCAAAAGATACATTAGACCACGTTCAAGAAGAGATGGGAGATTGCCAAAATCTTATAGAACAATTTTCGGAACATTGGAACGATGGAAAAATTTACGTCGTTGTTGAAGAAAAACGAAAAAGACAAATGCAACGGATTAAAAAATAGTTAGAAAGAAAGTAGGGAATTATGGCAGTAACAAATGAAACTATTATGGTAACGGTCGAGCAACTAAAGGATATGAAGCACACAATAGGCTTTAGCCTTGATAGATGCAAAAAGAAAAAAGGTCAATTGACTTATACGGCTTTTAGAAATTATTTCGATGCCGGCAAAGGTGGCAATACATCGCTTGACTTGCTTGTGTATCAAGGGTTTATGACAAAAAAAGAAGTAAGCGAGTTATGGGGCGGCGGAATTTGGTATTATGTCTCTCAAAAAGGATTCGAGTACATAGAAGCCGTAACTGGCGTAAAAATTGAAGAAATGGAGAATTAATCTATGAATATAACGATAGAAATACCAGAAGAACACAAAGATAAATGGGTTTTATGCGCGACCCCGAAGCATGGGTATGCTTACAATTCGCTACTATTTTGGGGTAAAAAAAATTGTGGATATTACCCCGACCTTAATAAATGCCAACTTTATACAGAAGAAGAAGTGCATCAAAGAGCGGATAAAGTAAATATCCCTATTAAGCTTGTTGAGTTGGTAAAGTATTTTGCGCCGCATGTTGAACATGCATCGGAACAATTAGGGATAAGTAAAACCGAATATCTAGCGAGAGCAAGTAAGGACGGTGAGTAATGGAAAATGGATTAAACATCGGCGACGAAACACTTTTTTGTAGTTTAGGTTATCCAAATGTAAAAGTACAAATCATAGGTGAAACCAAAAAATATTGGCGTATTGATTTGTCGAGTGTGCCAAAAGAGAACGGTTGGACTATGGGATATGACAAAAAAGAGGGTGAGGCGGTTAAACAAGAATCCGCATTGTTTCACAAAACAAAAGGACATCAAATAGGCTCAAACAGTGCAGAGGCTTCAAGATATTGCCCGCCGTTTATCGCCACATCTCATAGTGAAATTGAGAGAATAAATAAAATCCACGAACATGACGAAGCTTTGGAGGGTGCATAAATGGAAACTAAAGATAAAAAATTTAACTATCAAGATTATTCACCAAGAGAGCAATGGGAGAAATTCGGAATATGTGCGGCGCATTTCTACCCATTCGAAAATCAAGGGATGGACAGCTACGGAGAAATAAACGGATTATCAGAGGATGAATATTCAGAGCATTTAAAAGCTTATTTATGCTCGACAGTTTACAAGGAGATTAGATATTTCTTTAAAGATTATCAAAAATTAAAAGAATTTTGCGAAATGGTAGAGGTGTAAATTGATGGAAAAACTTAAAGTAAATGAACTATTTAGCGGAATCGGCGCGCAAAGAAGAGCGTTAGAAAACTTGGGGATTGCTCACGAAGTTGTAGGAATTTGCGAGATTGACAAATACGCAATACAAAGTTACGAGGCTATTTTTGGAAAAACCTATAATTATGGCGATATAACAAAGGTCAACCGCTTAAATTACGCTGATTTATGGACTTACTCTTTTCCTTGTCAAGATATTTCTGTAGCGGGGAAGCAAAGGGGCATAAGCGAAAATACCCGGTCTGGGCTTTTGTACGAAGTCCAAAGACTTTTGGAAATTGCAAAAAATGAAAATCAATTACCAAAATATTTATTATTGGAAAACGTTAAAAACCTTGTAGGTAAACAATTTAAAGACCAATTCGACGCGTGGGTAAAATACCTCGAGGAATTAGGATATGATACATACTGGCAAGTTTTAAACGCAAAGGATTACGGAATACCGCAAAATAGAGAGCGTGTCTTCGCAATGAGTGTAAGAAAAGGTTTAAATAAAGATTTTTCTTTTCCGATGCCGAAGCCTTTAACTAAATGTATTGATGATTTGCTAGAGCTAAATGTAGATGAAAAATATTATATTTCCGAAGAAAAAGCGACGGAATTATTAAAAAAAATAAAAATCTCACAAAACATCATACAAAAAAGCGAAATAGTAAAAATAGGCTCTTTGGAAGTGAAGGGCAACGAGTCAAGAGCTAGAGTATACGGCACTAATGGAATATGCCCTACTTTGGATACAATGCAAGGCGGAGGCAGACAGCCTAAAATCTTGCAACTTCCTCGAGGAAAAAATAACGGAGGCTTAAAGGACACCGTTCCAACAATAACCTCTAGTGAATATCAATATAATAATTATCTTGTAGAGAGCAATAATAAACAGGTTCAAAACACCATACGGTGCGGCGGCCGCGGTAGTTTAGACCGTCACGCTTGGGATATTGTTATACAGCCTAAAATAATTGACGATACACAAGGTTTTGATGGAGTAAGAACTTATAACGACTACACACCAACCCTAAGAGCAAGCAGAAGCGGTTTAAAAGTGTCGATAGAAGAAAGAATCCGTAGACTAACACCTTTGGAGTGTTGGCGCTTTATGGGTTTTGACGACTTAGCCTTTTATAAAGCTAAAAAATCGGGTGTCTCTGATTCCCAATTGTATAAGCAAGCCGGGAATTCGATAGTAGTAAAAGTTCTCGAAAAAATATTCAAACAATTATTTAAACAATCAATGGAGGATGACATGTTAAATGAAGAACAACTAAAAGCGATTAAAAATAATCTTAAAAACGGCGAAGAAGTTTTAATAACTTGTGGAAATTTGGTTAGATTGGTAGACATCGAAAAACAGACTTTCGACTTCCCGGGTAAATTACGAATTAAGGTTATGGGGGCATAAAATGACTAAAGAAAAATTCGACAAGATATTAAGCGAAAGCCCTTATAAATTGCTTTTTATCATAAATAAGTTAGAGACAAAAATAGCGGAACTAGAAATAAAGGAAGGGGAATAACATGGAGCCAATAACAAAAGAAGAATAGATTAGGAATAGGAGACTGCAGATAATGGGATTTGTAATATTTTTGGGAGTAATAGGATTAATTGTAATTATACTTTGGATTATAAGTCTAGTGCAATTAATAACAATGTAGGGGGATTTATGCTTAAATTAGGAGTTAAAAGGTTAATATACCGGGAATGGGAATATCAAAGCTGGGTTATCGAAAATTTTTCAAAAAAGGGGTTAGTTCTCACAAGCGAAAAATACGAAACTCTTTACTTGCGGACTTGTGAGTTGCAAGTCGCTTTATCAGACTTTAGAATCGCACTTCTACATGAGATAAAAGATAATAATATCGCAATTGTCTTTTGTAGCCCGGTCTTAGGGTGGATGATGGTTATGGACTTTATTTATAGATATTAAGGAGATTTGGGGATATGAAATTAACGAATGAACAAAGAAATATAATACAATTGCTAAAAGAAGGCAAAACAAACGCTAGAATTGCGAAAGAAATGTTTGTATCGCTTGCTACGATTGAGCGTAGGCTAACGGATTTGTACAATATATTCGGAGCGGAAAATAGAACATCTTTCATAGTTGAAATACTAAGAATGGAAAACGCCGGGATGCTCTGAAAGTTGAGGGTTTACCCTCACACAAAAGGCAAAAAGTATGTTATATTGAATTTAGGTTAATTTGGCTTAGGCGCTCGCCTTGTTGTTGAATTACCTGTACGATTAAAATCGGCGGAGGGGTGGAGATTGTCTAATTTTTCGGATTTCTTATTAGAATGTTGCGGTAAGTTTTTAGTTAAACGTTATCGCGTTAAGCCTTATTTACAAGGTGTATTAAAAGAAGAATTTAAAATGGGTATTTGCCCTAAGTGCGGTCAATTGATTATTGTTCGTACAAGACTTTGTAAGAAAGAAAACGGAACACTAAAGACATACACTGAAAAGCTTTGTAATCAGCACGCGGATTTCTATTTAATCGGACTCGATAAGACCGAGATTTTCAATACTAAAATAGAAACCGGTTCAAAAAGTTTAGCAAATTGGTTCTTTGGACGTAATAACCGAAGATACGATTTAAACAAAAAGGCTAGAGGGCGAGTTATATCGCCTAATATTTGGGAAGAGAAGAGTTTAATTACTGCTTAATTATATTTCGGCTATTTATTAAGGTGCATAGGGGCTATCAAAGCCCCTTTATTTTGCTTTTTCAACCTCCAACTATATATTTGTACTGAAACCTAGGGGCAACACACCGCCCCTTTTCTTTGAGGATTTATGGCTAAGATAATTAACTTTAAAAGTAAAGAGCAAAAACTTGCCGAATGGTTCAAGGAAAGCTTTAATTTTTGCAAAGAGCAAGGGTGTAAGACTCTTTTAATCGCGGGCAAGACTGCAGACGGTGAATTTGTTACCGGGTATTTCCGCATGGACTTATGCGAGAAGCAAGAAGCGGTCGGACATCTTCAAGCGGATATTATGTCGGGTTATATGGATGACTTTTTACAAAAGAACATCGGGAAGTATATAGAGTTTGTAGAAGAATGATAATTAAATTCACAGACAAATCTAAAAAACAAATTGAAGCAATAAGACGGCCTTGTTGAGTTTAAATAGTAATAATTAGGGAATTGGATATATGGATTTTATAGCGAGACTAATCGCATTTAACACTTATATGTCGTTACAAAATGAATTATTAAAGGGGTATGTTATGTCGGATAAATCAGATATGGAGCTATTCACGAAGTTAGAGGCTACTTTTAAAGAACACGATTACGAAATAAATAAGATTGATTTTAGTAAAGATATGGGCGCTATTCACATAACGGTTAATAAGCCTAAAAGATAAAACTCTCCTCCCAAGAGTGGCGAAGGGGTATTAATTACCCCTTTTGCTTTAAATATTAAACACCCTTAAAAATCCGACCCTATTCCCTAGAGAGTTTGGCAAGGGTTAGAGGGGGTCAAGATACAAATATTATTAAGTATGATTTAAAGGTTGCAAAGATGAATTTATGGCAAAGAAGAATATCCCTTGGACGGAAATTAAAACTAAATATCTTATGGGTATTTTGCCTATTGACATCTTTAACGAATATTCGTCTTTTTTAAAAAGCCCGAAACAAATATCGGATAAAGCTTATCGAGAAAAGTGGAAGCAAGACAAAACGAATATAAGCGAAGAAATTAGCGAATCGATAAAAGAAAACGTTAAGGAAAACGAATTAAAACGAAACGAGAGAATACTTGCTATAAATGACAAGGCTGTTGGAGCTTGTGAAGAGTATTTTAATAACGGTGATTATAAACGTTGCCTAGTGGAAACAACCGAGCCTTACAAGAATGCGGACGGCGATTTAGTGTTTGACCCCAAGGGTCGACCTATTATGATTAAAAGTGTTCAGATTGTGGATATTCCTTTTGTTAATGCCCCTATATTGAAACAAGCGATAGACGGTTTAGCGAAAGCGAACGAAACCTCAAGGAAAAACGAAGGGTTAGACGATAAAGAAAGTAACAATAGCGCAAACGTCGCTAGTTCTTTGGATATTCTAGCTCAAACAATTGGTAAGGATATGGAAGAGCATGGCGACATTTAGTAAAAAGCAACTTCAATATCTAAAGTATGCCAATAAGAAGATAAACTTAACGGAAGGGAGCGTAAGTAGTGGAAAGACTTATATTACCTCCGTTAAATCCATCAATAGGCTCGCTTCACTTCCTAAGAACTTTGATAAAGCGATATTTGGCAAAACTAAAGACACTATAAAGCGGAATATTTTATCAACCTATGAACAAATACTCGGTAACAATTGTTATAAGAATATTGAAGGTGGTATAGAATTTTTAGGTCATAGAATTTGGATTGTCGGATTAAACGACGTTAAAGCCGTATCTAAAATCAAGGGTATGACCTTATGTTATGCTCTAGGCGATGAAATAACCGAATGGATGGAAGACCACTTTAAAATGGTTATGACTCGTCTTAGAACGCCTAACGCTTGCTTTGATGGAACGACAAACCCCGCAAGTCCTAACCATTGGATGTATAAGACTTATAAAGAACTAATCGGTAAGCCTTACGCAACCGACGAGTTTACATCACTCTTCCACTTCGGACTTGATGATAATTTAACATTAACGGACGAGTACAAAAATTTCTTAAAATCCACCAATAAAGGCGCTTTTTATCAACGTTATATTGAGGGTTTATGGGTAATCGCCGAAGGCCTTGTCTATGACGAGCCAATTATAAAACCTTATCAAGAGTTCTTAGATGCAGTAGAAAAAGACGAGTTTATCGACTTCTTTTATGGCGTGGATTGGGGATGGAATCACCCGACGGCAATCACTTGTTGGGCGGTGGATAGAGAAGGTCGTTATTGGCTATTTAAAGAGCTTAAAAAGAATCATATACAAGCCGAACACGTTATCCAATGGTTAAGAGAAGTTCAAGAAGAGCATAAGCGCTACTTTAGACAAGGTAACGCGGACAACTCAAGACCGGAACAAAATCATATATTAAGGCAGGGCGGCTTCATTGTTTACGAAGAAAAGCCCGAAGTTAAAGACCGTATAGCTCAATTTAGGTCGTTAAATAATGGCGGAAACATAATAGTTTGTGATAATTGCCCCGAAACACTCGAAGAATTTGGAATGTATCGCTATCCTACTCAAGATGAACTTTTAAGACAGAAACTTGACGAGGATAAGCCATTAAAGGAAAACGACGATTTAATGGATAGCGGCGGCTATGCGATATTCAACTACGAGACGAGTTTTGGCTACAAGTTAAATAGGAAAATAAATGTTCACTAATTTAGACTTTTTAAATATTGGTAAAAAATGGATACCGAATAACGCTGTTTATGCCGAACGTCAAAAGAATTATAATGACGGTCGTTTATTGTACGACGGCAAGTTTGTAGACGTATTCGGCGAAGTTTGGCAAGCCATGGCGACAAGATACGGTACGACATGGGAAGAAGCTCAACAAGTCCTTATCAATATTAATCTATTTAGAACACTAACGGAAACGTTTAAAATACTTGCTTTCTCTAAAGAGCCGGAAATAACGCTAGAAGATGGCAAAAAAATAGATGAAGACGTTTTTAATAACGATAGTTTTATTTCAACTATGAAACAGGCTTTTATTTCCGCACACGCTCAAGGTGATGGAGTTTTAAAGGTTTATACTAAAACAGACGGCACAATCGGCGTAAGTTCGGTTAATCCCGAGCTATGGATACCGGTTTATAATCCTAACAATATGGACGAAATCGATTGTCATGTCGTTGGTTATATTTACGAGGTAGATAACCAAACTTCTACTTGGTACGGCACGACTCAAGTTTTTGTTGATAAATATCTTGATATTGAGGTTCATTATAAAGGATACTACGAAAAAAGGCTTTATAAGCTTGATTACTTCAATATAATTACTGAACGTATCTCAAAACCCGAAGAAGAAGTAAATAAATTCGATAAATGGGATGATTTCGCGGTATTTCCTTTTAACTATGGTACTCCATCGTGGCGTACTTATGGTATGAGCCAATATGCCGACATTATTCCTTTGATTGATGAATTGGTTGTTAGAATATCAAATAACTCTAAGATACTCGATGAACACGCCGACCCTCAAATTATTACTCCTCAATCGGCTTTAGAGCATGATAAGACCACAAATCAATGGATTTATAAGAGACATCAAGCCTTGATTATGGATAAAGACGGTCATTCCCCTAGTTATTTAACATGGGATGGCAATATCGATTCTTCAATGGCTCAAATAGACAAGGTTATGGATTTATTCTATATGATTTCCGGCACTAACTCTCAAATGTTTGGTAAAGACATCGCGGGAAACCTTAGCGGTGATGCTTTGGCGAAGATTTTATTAATGCCTATATCAAAGACTAAGGAAATGGTGTTAGCGGAAGAAGAAGCGGCGGAGAAAGCGCTAGAATGCGTTTTGGCTCTCAATGGTAAACCCTCAAAGGTAAACGTTGAGTTTGAGGTCGGTTCGTTTAATCAACTTGAAGATATTTCTAATAGAGTTCAATCCGAAGCTAGAAGCGGGATTAGTTCAATAGAAAGAGCCGTAACCGATATTAATCCTCGTTATACGCCGGCGCAAATTGCGGCGGAAGTCAAGAAGATTAAAGATGACAAGTCTTTGGATGTTTCAAGCGTTGACGATTTAGTTAATCAAGACACAGGACAGATTAAATAATGCTAATTGTAGACTTAACCAAATCCGAAGCAAGACGATTAAAAGGAATCTACACCCAACAAGAAATTAAAATAAAGGCAAAGTTAGAACTAGCACTCGAAAGAGGCAATGACGGCGAATATCTTGCAAAAATTCTTTTAGAAATCCAACAAGAAATAAGCACAATCGATAAACAATTCGGCTATTACTCTAAAAGGCTCAAGGGAATGTATACCGAGCAAGTAAAAGAAGTCGATAAGCAAGTTTTCGAGAGCGGCATCGAAGCCAACATCGGAAAACCCAACGAAAACGCAATCAATATACTCGCTCAAAACACTCGTAAGAGCGGCATTAAAATGACGATGTTTATGGGTAGAAAAGCAAACGACTTTCTTAGGGAAGTCGGCTTAAAGTATTCTCAAGGCGTTATATTTGGCTCTGATACTTGGAAACAAGCGAGTAAATCAATGATAGAGGACTTAAAGGCTAAGAAGTTCTTTAGTATTGATTATAAGTTAAAAGACGGCACTATAAGAAAAGTACCATGCCAAGTTTATACGGAGATGGTAGCCCGGACAACATCGGCGGAAGCTCACCGAATGGCTACAATTCAAAGAATACAAGAGTATGGCGGCGATTTAGTCAAAGTTTATGGGCATTCTAGCTATCCGAATAGCCCTTGCATCCCATATCAAGGCAAGGATTTAAGCATAAGCGGAGATACAAAAGGATTTATCGCACTCGAAGAGGCAAAAGCGCAAGGGTTTTTACATCCCAATTGCGTACACTCTCTTGCTTGGAGCGAAAAGAATAAGGAGCTTATCGATGGAGGGGATTAAACACGAATTTACGGTAAAAGTTGAATATATCGGTACGATTAGCTCAACGGAGGCAAAAGAAGCCGTACAAAAGCATATAAACGAACATCCATACCTTAAATGGCAAGGTATAAAGCACTTGGAATCAAGTTTAGTAACACTCAAATATTAAGGAGACGTCAAGAATGACAAACGAAGAAAAACCGCCAGTAGGCGAAAAACCGGTAGAAACCGACAAAATCGAGATTAAAAAAGAAAATTTCGATGCAATGAAAAGCGATATGCTCAAGTACAAAGACGAAAGCAAAACGCTAAAAGCAGAAGTTGAAGAACTTAAAAACAAAAAACTATCCTCTAGTGAAATTCTCGAAGCATTGGGAGTACCTAAAGAAGATGGTAAAAGTGACATTGATTTAGTTAAAGAAACATTAGCTAAACAAAATCAAACAATCGAGCAACTACAAAACGATTTGAGTTCAAAAGAAGAGAAAATCGCTCTTAGAGAAAAACAAATCGGTGCGGAGAAAATCGCTCAAGGGTACAACTTTATCGATGTAGAAGATGTTTTGGCGAAAGTAGACTGGAACAACGAGGACATCGAAGGGCAAATTAAGAATATTGCGGAAACTAAAAAGCATTGGATTAAACCTATATCCGCCGGTAACTCATATCATGGGTTAGGTGGTGAGGCTGTCCAAACTATATTAGATAAGCAAAAAGAGGCGCTTAAAAAAGGCGACATCACTTCTTCAATTGCCTTGAAATTACAATTAGCAAGCAAAAAATAAGGAGAAACAATCATGGCAAACGTAGCAGGACAAGCAACAATTTACAACGCACCTAATTTAGTAGGTGAATTCCTACAATTAGGACAAGTTCAAACACCATTCTTAAATATGATTGGTGGAATGAACGGCGGAAGAGTAGTTAAGACTACTAAATTCGCAATGAGCCAAACTAGCGCGATGGAAAATCCGGCACAACCGGCAATTACTGAAACAGGTTCAGCAACAGCGCCAACGGCTACCTCTTTCGTTAGAGCGCAAGCTTATAACGTAGTTCAAATCTTCCAAAGAGCGGTAAACATTTCTTACGCTAAAATGGGTAATGGCAATGAACTAAGCGGTATCAACGTAAACGGTGAAGCTCA